CGGCTCTGCTTCCATATTGGCCAAACGGCCATTCTCGCCACCTAAAGATCGGTGACGCCCAGCCCCATGGAGGGGGCAAATACTGTGAGGCGAACAGCCCTCACAGCCGGTGGACTATTTACTGAGGTATTGGCGGGATACGAATATCCTGCCAGCCACAGTCCGCGTTCCTTTAATAGGGAACACCACTGAGTCTGCGTCGAGTTCAAAATCGACGACAACTCCATCTGGGCTTCTTTCAAGGCCAAGAGGGAGCGCCCCGTTAAGGTACCTCACTTCCCGACTTAAGTCGAGAGAAGCGAGAGCCTTCACGAGCAATCCGGACCCGTCGTGAGACGAATCCGAAACAGGGATTGTGAGGAAACTCCGAAAGGAGTAACCATCCCAGCCCTGCGGAGCACGAGTAGGGAGTATTTCGTCAAAACAACCGACGAAACCTCCGTCCCCGAGCCCGTCAACTACAGTGGGTCTACGCCACTTCGCAGGTGCAAATCCGCGAAGCCATGAGCAGACTCCTTTAAGTCGCTCGTATTGGACGTCGTCAAGCCACGCCCAGCTCCGGTCGATGAATCGCCAGATCTGGTTGTGAATCTTGAACAAATCCACGAGCGTCTTTGGAGCCTTCTTAACGTAGAACGGAGTTACGTCGTAGCCGAAGAGATAGTGTTTACCACAACTCTCTCTAAAGCCCCCGGTTACATGAGACTTCTTATCATTGGGTGAGAACCCCATGAATCGAAGTAGGTCCATGAATCCGGGGGCCAGCTTGCTCATGATGACTAAATCGTCGCCATAAGCGCTGACTACGTCGCCCTTCTCACCGTGGATCTCGGTATAAGCACGGGCGAGAGACCAGAATATCAGAGTCTCAAGCTCGAACGTATATCCGTTGCCCATCGATGAGAACTTCTGGTAGAACACCTTCTCTCCAGAAGGAAGACTACCGAATGGACTCCTACACTGCCCTAGCGCAGAGAGCCAGTCATCACGGACAAACAGCTCGACCAACGATCTCGATATGGTATCACTAGCCATACTGAGATCGATCGTGGCCAAAGCGGAGTTCAGTGAACCTGCGAAAGCAAGCCTCTGATTATTCCGTTGGTCATTTAGGTCGACTCCTTTGCGAAGGAGACGCTGACGCATCACGCCACCGATCCCGAGTTGAACATAGCTGTTCATATCTGGCTCGATAGCAATGGTGCGGTCTGTTTTGTAGTTCTTCGGAACAGTCACAATGCGGTTGCCGGGTACGATTTTCACGTAACCGACGCCCTCCTCCTCTGTGAGTAGCTCAAGTTGAGCCGCCCATACAGGGGAATACCGTATAACGGTATTAGCAAGGACCGCATTACCGATTGTTGCGTGCGGGTTACCGCTGTATTTGTAGGCTGCATCCGACTTACGTCGGGTGAGACGCGTTGTAGCGCCCGGACCCCATCGGAAGTACTTTGCTGCCTCGTTCCAGTCGAATGGCCCAAGTGTGTTTGAAGCTGTTTGGATCGCAAGTGCAATCTCGCGACTCCATGGAGATTTCCTCCAATGCTTCAGCCTCACATTTGCCTCACGACAAGAACTCTCCGCTTCCTCGAAGCGCTGCATTGCCACCTGAGACTTGGCAGCCGACGACTTACCGTCGTCGAGTTTGCTAAGCCATTCGGATGCAAAGTACAGAGTAGCGAATCGATTAACAGATTCGCGGCTGTGCTCTACTGTACCGAAGTCAGGGGCTGGCAGATAACCCCCACCTGGCTTGCCATACTCGTGTTTTGAGTCTGGGGCTGGGAGGAGGAGGGCTTCGAAAACTCGCTCGTGGATACGAGCGAGGGACGGAGAACAAGCAACGAGAGCAGTCCGAGGACCGCGAGTACGCTTAATAGCCATAGGAACATCCTCATGGTAGAGAGCCCCAAAGGGGCATCAATGAGCGTTTTCGAGAGACTAACAGGACGTGACCTACTCATCTTGGCTGGTTAGAACCAGGAATCAAGATTATAGATCGCGGCCTTATTAGTCGCATCGTTAAGGGCGTTGGCAATGTAAGCCAACAGATCCTTACGCTCCTGTAGCGTAGCGTCCTGGGCGAAGTTGAATACAACGCTCGCAGAACTCACGCGTACGCGCTTGGTAGTCCCATCAACCGTCGCCACGCTAGGCGTGGACAGATTGATGAGCACCCGGTTCGCGCCGGTAGGAGTCGTGGCCGGACGGTACTCGAAGGAGAGCGGGAAATAACCGAGGGCAATGCCCGCGGTCTTCTCGTTCCACGAGGCCTTCCGACCATTCGTCGTATCGACCGCGAACGTGTGCGCGGCGGGAGTAGCTTGACCATCATTGATGGTCAGGGCAGCCATAGCAGGCATGGTTTGTTACCTTTGTCTGTTAGGTTATTTAATACCTCTAAAGACCGAACTCAAAAGAGCCAGGCCGTTGAGGACGTGTTGCTTACTAAAAGGATCCTTCCAGTGTGGCTTAACTGCGAAGGGAATCGACGAGAAGACTGAGCGATTTACACTAGTATACTGGTAACTTGCTTTCCAGATATTTGTATATTTCGCATAGCCGTCATCGGTCGACACACCAGACCACTCCAACCGTTTCCGGATAAGAGTGGACTGACTGTAACCCATAACTTCCCAGCCGAGAGTAGCGTCGAACTGAGAGAAATAATCTCCCAGCGGTAACGCCCAGTCGACAACGAAGCTCAAAGGTG